GCCTGGTACTCGGTGAGCTCGGGTGCCACCTTGCGGATGGCGTCTCGCATGTCGCCGACGCTGGTGCCGGCGGCCAGCTCTCGCTCGATGGCGGCCTGCAGGCTGGGCTTGAGGGTGTCGGGCACGCTGGTGGCCAGGGCCAGCCCTTGGTTGCGGATGAACGCCATGGCCGGCTCGTTGGCCACGTCGAAGGAGCCGTCAGTCTTGCCGAGCTGCTCGAGGCCGCTCATGGCGCCGCTGGCCAGTGACGCCTGGATGAATCGCTCGGAGATGGCCGTCAGGTCCGCCATGGCCTCGTTGCTCGGGGCGGCCACCATGCCGAAGTCATCGACCATGGCCGGCACCGCCGAGATGTACCAGGCACTGAGCTCTCGGACGAACTGGCGATAGGCGCCGGCCGCCACCCGCGGCGTTCCGGCCTCCTCGTCCCACACCGTCAGGGCCGCCTTGCGCCTCAGTTGAGCCGGCAGGCCAGCATGTGATACGTGAGAACCACAGGAGCATGCGTCAGCAGCATTCGCATCCGCGGCGTGAGCTGCGGATTTGCTTCCTGCGCCAGGCTCTCCGCCAGCAGCTCCCTGCACATCTCCGCCAGCTTCCTTTGGTCGGCATGCTTCCGTACCTGGCGGCGTGCAGGCCTCGGCCTTGCCGGCCTCACCCACTGTCTCCGCCAGGGCCTTCTCCTCGGCTGCCTCCACTTCATTGATGATCTCCTCGGCCCAGGTGCGGCCGGCATCGCCACCCCACAGCGCCCAGGCGATCCGGCCGGCGGACGGATAGCCCTCCTCACCCTCGCTCCACCCTTGGCCCTGCTGGTCCACTTCGTGCCGCGCGAAGTAGGACGCCATCCGATACACCGTGTCCAGACTCAGGTTCCGCCGGTTCACGATGTCCCGCGCCCGCGCCACGCCCACGGCCGTGCCGCCGCGGCCGTACTCGGCACGCCAGTCGAGACCACGCTGAGCCTCCTCGGCCATGGCCGCGGTCGGCTCATAGCTTGGCGCCTTGGCCGCCACCACGGCCTTGGCGTCCATCGTCAGCTCCTCGGGCTCCACGTCCACGCTGCCGGCTGCCGGCTCCTCGAGGTCAACAGAGGCGTCCATGGTCGGCGCCTCGGGCTCGGCCTCGGTCTCGGGCGACACGTCAACCGACGCTTCGCCCACGTCCTGGCTGGGCATCTCCTCGGCCTTCGCCGGGGCAGGCAGGCCGCCGAAGATGCCGCCGCCCATCGGTGCCGGCGCCTCGGTCTGCCGGTACCGCAGCACGTTGGCCGCATCGGGCAGCGCCTCGAGGTCCATCACCTTGCGGTACTCGTTGGGCGTCACCAGGCCCTGCGCCTCGGCGGCACGCAGCTCGGCCGCCAGCTGGATCTGGTCTTCCTGCACGGGGTTGTCGAAGGCGAACCACATCTCGCCGGGCTCGACGCCGAACTGAGGAAGCAGGAGCTCGGTGAACTCCGCGGCCAGCACGGCCAGGCGAGGCGCGATGGTGAATCGCATGTACTGGGCGTTGGCCACGGTTGCGCTGGCGAGGTTGGCGCTGTTGAGCCGGTAGATGGGCTCGGGGATGCCGGCGGCGTCGTAGATCCGCTTCTCGGTCGTGGTGATGCCCTCCACGTACTGCATCTCGTGGGGCTTGGTCCCGTACTCCTGCAGCTCGGTGTCGCGGAGCAGCAGCACGCTGCCGGCCTTGCCCACGCCTCGGGTCTGCTGGTTCAGGTGTGCCGAGATCTGCTTCATTTGGGCGTCGGTGGTGGTGGGCGCGGCCTTGAAGACCATGCCGGGCATGCCGCCATTCAACCACCGCTGCACCTCGGCCTTGAGGGCCGCGGCTTCCATGTCGCTCTCGGCCACCACGCTCAGCAGCCAGCTCATGCCGCCGGCGGGATGCACGGGGCTGCCGTTCTGCCGCAGGTAGATCACATCCTCGGCGGCGATCCGCATCGGGTCGCTGCTGTTGCGGCCGTAGTAGTACCCGCGGATCAGGTTCTTGTCGTCGAGGATCGGCCAGGCGTACTCGCTCGGCAGGATGTACGCGCTCACCGGGCCTTGGCTGCTGCGTTCGCCGACGTACAGGTAGGCGCGTCCACAGATCTCCTTGAACCACGCCACCATCCAGAGCCACAGAGGCCCCGTGTAGAGGGGGTCCGGGTTCTGCAGGAGGTCGAGCACCGGATGGTCCAGCACCTCCTCCACCTGGTCACCGGCACGGCCGGCGTACAGGGCTGCCTTGCCGATGACCGACCGCACGGGCCCGCGGTTCTGCAGGTGCCGCAGCAGCGCAGGGTCCGCCACCTTGCGGCCTCGGCTCTTGCCGCCCATGCCGGTGTTGCGGTAGAGGCGCAGGCACTGCCCGCTCACCACCGTGGCGTTGATACTCGCGGCACGCCACGCGGTGCCGGTGATGCCGCGGCTCACCAGCTCGAAGTCGCGGCCGGTGTTGTTTGTGGTCCAGCTGGTGGACGGCTCGCCGGGAATCAGAGAGGCCGACACCCACGCGCCGGGAATCTCGCGCTGGTCCGGTTCCACTGCCGCCTTGGTGTTGGTCTTCTTCGCCATGTTCAGGCCCATGCTCGCTCGTCGGGGTCTGTTGCAAGTATACCTGCAGCCGCATCGTGCACAGTCAGCACCGCCGCGCCGTGCCCGCGGCCGGCGGCGTCCTGGTGCATCACGGCGTAGCGGGCGGCGTCCAGGCCATCGTCGTACAGCTTGATGGGCTCCTCCTTGGGCGCCTTGCCATCCTGCCCTGGTGGGTAGATGTGGCAGTCGAACTCGGCCACGGTGTTGGTCGGCTTCTTCGCCTGGTACAGCTCGCGGTCGGTCTCGAGGGTGCAGCCGGCCAGGAACAGCAGCCGCGGCTTGCCGTCGCCCTGCACCCGCAGGCGTTCGTGCATGGCGTCTCGGCCGGTGCGGTGGTCCTTCATCGCCGGCACGCTCTGGATGCCATGAGCTGCGAGGGTGGCGCGATCCTCGGCGTCATGGTCGGTGATCGTCGCCACGTAGGTCTCGCCGTCGCTGTAGCGGTTGATGATGGCGGCATGCTCGGCCACGGTTCGCTTGGTCTGGTAGATCTCGCGGTAGAGCCACATCCGGCCATCCGGGTCGATGGCCCACCACTGACAGACGAAGGGGTGCACGAAGCCAAAGTCGATGCTGCGCAGCTTGGGCCACTTCTCCCAGCCGGCCGGCATGGAGGCCACCACATGCGTGGCGGTGTTGAACTCGGGGTAGACAAGGCCCTCGGCCGCTGACCACTTGCCATCGAGCAGGCGGGCGCGTCGGTGCCCGGTGAGGCTCTGCAGGGTCGCCAGGTACTTGCGGCCTTGCTCGGTCCAGTCCTTGGCCTGCCGGTCCCACAGCACCGGGTTGTCTTGGTGCCGGCACTCGAAGACCTCCATCTGGCCGCGGTCGGCCCGGCGCTTGAGCCAATGGCTCGGGCTCGCGGGGTTGCAGTCGGCCACGATCTGGTGGTACGGGCCCTTGCCGTTCCGCAGGCGGGTGGTGAGCTTCTCCCAGTCATCCTCGGAGCACTCGGTGGCCTCGAAGACGGCGATGATGTCGTACTCGGTGCTCATGATGCGGTCGGGGTTGTCGAGGCCCCCGACCACCAGCACGCTGCCGTTGTCGTAGTCGTAACTGCTGCGCGTCCGCCGGCTCTGGTTGTTGAGGTCGCAGCCTACCTGCACCACCTTCGCCTCGAAGGTCACCAGCACGCTCTCGGTCATCGAGGCGCGGGTCTTCCGGCAGATCAGGCCGCGGGTCTTGGGGTACTTGAGCAGGTACAGGTGCACCTTCTCGAGGATCCCGCGGGTCTTGCCGGTGCCGGCCGGGCCAGGTGCGAGCACCTCGGTGGCCCTGCTCTTCCAGACCTTCTCGATGCCGCCGTAAGGGGTGTAGCTCACGCCGGCTTCCCCTTGCCGCAGGTGGCACAGTCGGCATCGCCACAGTCGCATCTCGGGTCGGTCACACGGCCTCCACTGGGGCATCCTTGCCGTAGAGCTGGATGGCGTGGCGCTCGGTCACCTGGCCGGCGTCGAGCCGCTGCAGCTTGTCGGCGTGCATGTGCAGCTCGAGGTTGTGTTTCAGGCAGGCCAGGGCGAGTTTCACGCCGGCAGCCCTCACCCGCGGGGTGGCGTCCTTGAGCAGCAGGGCGCAGGCATCGGGCAGCGCCTCGGCCAGCTCGGCCGGCACCGGCACCCCGCGGATGCTGTAGCCCTCGAGCTCCTCGATCACCCGCTGCACGTTCCGCCGCTCATGGGTCGGCTGGCAGATCTCGGCCACCACCTCGGCCTTGGGCTTGGGCTTCTTCGCACCCTTGCGCGGTTCCCCCCTCCCCCGCTTCTTGGTGTCGATGTCCCTGGCTTTCATGCTGAACTCTATCGGCGGTCAGGGCTTCGGTCGGCGTGGCAGGTGAACTTGGCCTCGAGCAGGGTGTTGGTCACCTTGATCAGGTTGGTGCTCGCCTCCATGGTGTGTTTGGCGTGCAGCTGCTGCTCCTTGGCCATGTCCGCCGCGGCCTGGCTGGTCTCTTGGATCGAGCGCAGCGCGTCGGCCTGGGCGGTGGCGATCTCGGCCTGCCGGTCCACGAAGGGCTTGAGGAACTTGGCCCACACGAAGCCGGCAACGACGGCGATCATCACGACGGTCAGTAGCACCACGCTCTCTCGCGCGATGCTTTGCAGGGTCTGCTCCACAGCTGGTACCTCGCTCATGCTTTCTTGGTCCCGATGGCCCTCTGGATGGTGTCCACGATCTTCTTGGTGGCCTTGCTCTGGATGGCGTTGGCCACGGTCTTGAAGCTGTCGGCGTCCAGCCGCGGCTTGAAGGTCTCGACGAGCCGCACCACCTCACTGGCGGCCTTGCGCTCACGCACCAGGGCGTAGGCGATCCACGCCGCGGCCAAGGCCAGCGCGGAGAGGCCGATCACCACCCGGTATTCGAGGATCCACTGGCCGGCGATGGCGGCGCCGAAGACGGCCACGCCGGTGATGGCTCCTTGGGCAGACCGCAGCCACACCATGGAGACCACGGCGAGGCCCAAGCCGGCGATGGCGGCCGCGGCCAGGAGCTTGGCCAGCAGGCCGTTCTTGTTGGCCTCGAGGTCCGCCACCCGCTTCTGGGATGCCGCCAGCTGTTCCTGCAGCTCGGCCACCTTCTTGGCGTCGGCACCGATGGCCACGCTGGCGGCCTCGAGGGTGCCGCTGGTGGTCCTCAGCTCGGCCACGCCGGTGGAGATGGTCACGGCCTGGGCGGCGAGCTCGGGCACCTTGGCCACCTCGGTGTTGGCGGTCTCGATCTTGGTTGCCGCGGCCTGCACGGCCTGGGCGGCTTCCTTGGTCGCCGAGACGGCCGCGGGCAGGTTGGTGCCGGCGTTGGGCGATGCGCTGGGCTTGCACTTGCAGCCGGCGATGGCAAGGCAGGCGGTGACGGCCACGGTGGCGAGGATTCGCATGGCCTCAGTGTACCTTGCTGCGTCCTTTCCACCACGCCAGGGCGAGGAGGAGGGCCAGAAGCTCCAAGGCCATCACGGTGATCCAGAAGACGGTCATGGCTTGCTCCTGTCGAGTCGCACGCGGGTCACGTCGATCTTCATGCGTTGGCCGGTCTCGAGGCGAACCACGGCCACCACGATGCCGGGCACGATGTAGGGATAAACCCTCACCAGCACGCCTCGGATCTCGTCACGCCGGCGTTGGCCGATGCGCTGCCAGGTGCAGACCACTCGGGCACCCTTGGGCATGGCGAGGGCCTTGGCGGCCTTGGCGGCCTCCTGCCTCATCCGCGCGTTGTGCCGGCGCTTGCCCTCGGCCTGGTCGCCCACGAACCAGTCGGCCCAGGGGATCCACGGTCCCCCCGCCTCACCTTTGCGGATGTAGGGCACGGCCCAGCTCCTGGTCGAGCTGCTGGAGCAGCTCGAGGGCCTCGGAGCCGGATCTAACCACCCGGTAGACGCCGCCGGCGGCGGTCCACTGGGCTTCCCAGTCGCGCTGGGAGTCGGCCTGGCGGCCCTTGGGAGTCTTCACCTCGATGGCCACGGCGCGGCCGCGGTAGACCCCCACCAGGTCGGCGGTGCCGGCCGCGGCGAGCTTGATGAGGCGGTCCCCCACCTTGATCATGCCGGCCTGGACGCGCACGAAGACGGCCGGATGGCCGCCGGCGGCATGCAGGGCGATGGCGCCGAGAACGCTGCGGGTGACGGCGTTCTCGGCGGCGCCCATCAGTCCGCTCCCTCGCGGTGATCGAGGCGGGCCTGCAGCACCGCATGCTCACGCCAGTAGGCCAGGGCCTCGGCCACGTACTTCTCGGCCTCGTCCATGGCAGCCACGTACCCGCTCATGGTCTGGGACCGAGCCGCGGTCTGGAACCTACGGGCGATCTCGCGGGCCTTGTCGCGGTCTCGGGTGGTCACATCCATGCGCCTCATGGTACCTTGGGCGCCTTGGTGACCACTTGGATGATCCTGTCGATGGTGCCCTCGGCGAGCTGGGGCCGGTCCTTGCCGGCCAGCCACTGCATCAGGTTGTGCCGGTTCACGCCGGGCATGCTGTCGGCGATCTGGCGGGCAGACAGGGCCTTGTTCTCGACCATGGCCATCACCATGCTGCGGACGTGCCGAGGCGCGTTGTTGAGCCGTCGCTTCACTCGGCCCCCTTCTTGGCCGGCTTGGCCTTGTTTGCGGCCTCCTGGCGGCCCTGCTCGCGGGCTTCGCCCAGCGCCTTGGCGATGTGGGCCACCAGGTCGATGGGGTTCACGTTCTCCTTGGGCGCGATGAACCAGGCCACGTTGGCCTCGGCGATGAGCTTGCGGGCGGTGTCGGTGTCGTTGTGTTCCATGGTGAGATCCTCTTCGGTGTATGAGATCATACTGCGGCTGTGCCGCTCGCGGCTTGCACGGTCACTTGTCCTCCAGTGCCCCGGCGGCGTCGGTGGCCGCTCTGGCTCTCGCCAACTCTCCTTCGCTTGCATCGTCGTCGTACCAGCCGCTTCGCCACGCCTTCACCTCGGCACGCAGCACGGTGATGATCTTGTCCTTATCGGTGTCGGTCACTTCAGCACCTCCCGCCACTTCGACTCGTCGCAGTCGATGTACATGACCACGCTGCCCTTGTGGGCACGCACGACGCCGCACGAATCGAGCACCGTGTCCTTGGTCGGGCCACCCAACGCGATCTCGCCAAGGCCCTTCGTCGTGCCCCACACGCGAACCACGCTGGCGTTTCCGATGGTCACGTCGTCGCCGCTGATCGCCACCATGCCGACGACAACCCAACCGCGTTGCAGCACCACGATCTGGAGTCCCTGCTGCGTGATGTTGTCGCTCTCAACGCCGAGAGCCTTGTTCACTGCCGTTTCGATTGCCTTCTGAATCAACATTCCTCACTCACTTTCTGCGGCTGTGCCGCTTAGTAACCAATGCCGTTGCCGTCGCCGTAGCTGTAGCCGTTGCCGCAGCCGTAGCCGTCGCCGTAGCTGTAGCCGTTGCCGTAGCCGTTGCCGTAGCCGTTGCTGTAGCCGTAGCCGTCGCCGTAGCTGTAGCCGTTGCCGTAGCCGTTGCCGTAGCCGTCGCCGTTGCCGTAGCCGTAGCCGATCAGACTGTGTGCATCTTCGTTTGTCACTTGGCCTCCTTCGCCCGCGTCAGAGCAACTTGCCAGCCCACTTCGATTCCACGCAGTCGATGTACATGACCACGCTGCCCTTGTGGGCACGCACGACGCCGCACGGGTCGAGCACCGTGTCCTTGGTCGGGCCACCCAACGCGATCTCGCCGATGCCCTTCGTCGTGCCCCACACGCGAATCACGCTCGCGTTGCCGATGGTCACGTCGTCGCCGCTGATGGCCACCATGCCGACGACAACCCAACCACGCTGCAACACCACGATCTGAAGTTTCTGCTGCGTGATGTGGTCGGTCTCCACGCCAAGAGCCTTGTTCACTGCCGTTTCGATTGCCTTCTGAATCAACATTCCTCACTCACTTTCTGCGGCTGTGCCGCTTAGTAACCAATGCCGTTGCCGTCGCCGTAGCTGTAGCCGTAGCCGTAGCCGTCGCCGTAGCTGTAGCCGTTGCCGTAGCCGTTGCCGTAGCCGTTGCCGTTGCCGTCGCCGTAGCCGTTGCCGTTGCCGTCGCCGTCGCCGTAGCCGTAGCCGATCAGACTGTGTGCATCTTCGTTTGTCACTTGGCCTCCTTCGCCCGCTGACGGAGCATGGCGTCGGCGACGGCGTATGCGTCACCGGCAATCTCAACCGCCCCATGATGCTCGCCGGTCTTCTGGTCTGTGTCCAGCATCATCGAGCGGTGCGGCTCCGTTGTCGTCGTGTCACCTTCAATCAGAGGATTTCGATGGTTGACCACGCGGTAGTTTCCGACCATCGCTTGCATTGCCTTCGCCGCGAAGTAGTCGCGGAGAGACATGCCCGCGCTGTATTCGTCTCGCTCGTGCCTCACCACCAACGGAAACGCCGTTCCACCATCGTCGGTCTTGCTCATGACATTCACTCCTTGCGGCTCTCGCCGCTGTTCACCGCATCGCGTCGCGGACGGTCAGGTTGTACATGGGCGACACGCTGCCGCCGGTCTTGTCGTCGTTCACTTGTCCTCCTTCGCCCGCTGAAGGGCACCGCTTGCGTCAACTTCTTTCTGGGCGTTCTCAACGGCATGGCGGTGGCCATAAACGTCGCACACATCGATGGCTTCAAGCAGTTTGTGCGAAGCGTCGGCATCTCGCCACGCCGTGACCTCGGTCGCCAGCACGTCGCGGTCGGCCTCGGCCTGTGCCGCCCTCGCCTCGGCCGCTTCCGCTCGCTTCTGGGCCGCCTCGAGGAGCTCGGCCGCCACCTGTATGTGCCTTTTGGTCATCACCTGCTCCACTCTTGGTTCACCAGCCACAGTCCACGGCCGTGGCATCATCCTCGTCCTTGATCTCGATCCGCTTGATCCAGCCCTTCACGTCGATGGTCAGGCTGGTCGGGTTGAGCATGACACTGAGCTTTCGGCCGGCGGCCACGCCGTCGCGGCACTTGAGCACCCTGAGCACTCGCACCATGTCCTGGTGCCGGTCCTCGGTCTCCGTCCCGTCCCACCGCCGCTTGCCGAACACCACGTGAGTCTCGGGCCGCTCGCGGCGCTCAAGCCAGAGCACCACGTCGGTGAACCGGCTGATGGCGGCGCCGCCGGCCAGCACCTCCATCGAGATCTCGGTCTTGCGGCCCTTCTTGGGATGGGTCACCAGCCACCCGGCGGCATGGTGCCGCTCGAGCAGACGCCGCAGGCCGGTGATGAGGTTCTGGTCGTCTTCCCACGGCTTCTCGCTGGGCTGCATGGCGGTGATCGGGTCGATGGCCAGCACCTTGACGCCCTGCTCGAGCTTGGCCTGAGCCCACCGCAGCACGTCGCGGTGCGTCAGGAGCTTGCCATCGGCCACGTCCATGACGTTGCCCAGGCTGTTGAGGCTGCTGCGGTGCAGGTTCATGAGGCTGCGGATGCGCTCGGGGTTGGCCGCGATCCAGTCGAGGTTGGTGACCTGCGGCTCGCTCGAGAGCTGGGCGAGGTACCGCATCAGGTGCCACTCGCGGGTGCACTCAAGCTCGAGCAGCGCCACGGGCACGCCGGCACGATGGGCATGGGCCATCAGCTGCAGCACCAGGAAGCTCTTGGCGCTGCCGGGGTCGCCGCACACCACGTTGATCGTGCCAGGCATGGCCGCCTTGATGTCGTCGAACGCCGGCCAGGGCGTGGCCACCGGCCTGATGGTTCCGTCGATGATGCCGTCAATACGGCCGGTCATCAGGTCCGCCGGGGACCGGTGCTTGGCTAGGTTCTCCTCGATGGCCTTGCGGTCCACCCAGGACGGAAAGTCATTCCAGTCATTCGGCACGTTCACTTGGTCACCTCCTCGCCGGGGTTCCAGACCCACGGCCCGGTATGTTGTGGCGTCCAAGCGGCGAAGGCAAGCAGCTCGGCACCGTGCAACGCATCCTTGTCGGCCTTGCCCTCCTCGATCCGCTTGGCAATGTGCCGAAGCACTTGCGGTGCCCACCGGTCTAGCCGGCGGCGTGCCGCACGCTGGAAGGCCATCAGCCTGCCCTCAAAGCCCGGCATGCCGCTGTAGTACATGGCCGCGGTGAAGAGCGTGCGGTGCGGTGCGCAGTGATCTGGCAGGGGCCGCTCGATCACGGCCATGTGCCTGACCGATTCGTGCACGTTCGAGCCAAGCAGCAGCGCGTCGTAGAGCTCCTGGAGCCGCGGGTGGCTCATCACGTCGCTCGAGATGCCCATGCGGCGGGCCCAGAGCCTCACAGTCTCGTCGCCAGTCAGCAGGGTGGCCAGGATTGTCACCTCTTCGGGCTCAATGGCTGCCGGCTTGGTGGCGGTCACGGTGGGCATGGTCTTGGTGGTCGTCATTCGGGGATCTCCGGGCTGGGTGGGTCATTGGCCCACAGACGCTGATTCAGGTAAGTCGTGGTGTGCTGCACATACCCATCCTGCCACTTCTTGCTCTTGATGTACTTCTCGAGGTTCAGCATGATGTGCTCGACCAGGCTGGGCTTTCCCGGCTCGGTTGGCCGTTCGATCTGGTCTCGTTGCCAATAGCCAAAGGCCTTTACCTTGGCATGGCGACCAGCCCGCGGGTACCGCGCCCAGAACCGGTTGAACGCCTCGGAGTACGCCGGGATGAGCTTGGGGGGCTCTTCGCCCGCGTCCCCCTTGGGGGGACTATGGGGGGATTTCTTACTCTTCTCTTCTCTTCTCTTCTCTGGTGCGCATTCTGTGCGCGAGTTGTGCGCACCAGTTGCGCACATTCTGCGCACACGTGTCTGGGCTGCATGATCGGCCCGACGCTTGGCCCCCATTCCGTTGTGGATGTCGAAGTCTCGCATCTCCAGACCTTTATCGGTCTGCGTGAGCCAGCCGACGCTGCCCATGGCATTGGAAAAGCCAGGGATTCCCACCAGCTCATCGACGGTCTGGAGGCTGTAGCCCTCGAGGATTCCGTCGCGGCTGTGGGCGTCAAAGAGGCTCCACACCTGGTGCAGCGCACCGACAACCATGCACCGCTGCGCACTTGCCGCGCACCCATCGCGCACAAGCTGCGCACAAACTGCGCACACAATGCGCACCACCTTCGGGTGCGTGTGCAGGTTCACCCGCACCTTGATCCAGTCATCTGCCATTGGTCATCTCACGGACACAACGACCCCCAGCCGTGGCTTCTCCCGTGGCGCATGCAGGACGCCATTGGCACGGAGGGGGGTCGATGTGTCGATGAGGCTGCATTGTCAGATCAGGGAGAAGCACCCACATGGTACCAGCCGCTGCCCGATAACACAAGGGCTTCTGGTTGAATCCACCCGAGGCGTTTTCACACCTCGGGTGGCCTCGGTTGTCGGCGGTCCACCCGGAGTAGTCGGGCACTCCGGTTTACTCCGGTTGCCGGTCGAACCGATCAGTGTTGCTTACCAGTTGCCTCACGCCGGCGGCCGGTCGCGGTCGGTCTCGGCACGCCGCCAGCTGCAGGTCTCGTCGGGCAGCCACCCGGTGTCGGGCACCTTGGCGCTCCACAGGATGTCGCGCCCGTGCACGTCGGCCGCGCTCTGGGCCTCGAGGTACCCCAGCTTCGCCAGGTGGCCGCTGGGGCAGGGCAGGCCGTCGCGGAATGCCCGCCAGCCCACGGTGTACTCGCGCTCCTTGGCCTGGGCCCGCTGGCATACCAGCTCGTCGGTGATGGCTTCTCGCTCGGTCATGCCTTGGCTCCAGTGTGTGGCTTGGTCTTGTCGAACAGGGTGCCCTTGATGTCCTTGCAGGTCTTGGCGGCGTCAGTGAACCTATCGCACAATGCCGGCAGCAGGGCCTTGGCGTATTCGTTGCCCTGACAGTCGATCTGGTGCATCCATGCCTGCACCACCATGATGCACTCGTCATCGAGCTCCGACACCTGGTCGATTGGGTCTGTCTTGAGGAAAGGCTTGCAGATGCCCTTGGGCTTGCTTCTGTTAGAGAATCGGAATCGGTTTTCGTAGACGTTCAGGGCCCTCCACATCGTCCCGTTCTTGTCACGGAACGGATCGGCGAACCGATGGACCTTGTACCAGACGTCCATGAACTCGGTCTCGTCATGGCATCGGCGGCACTGCATCCAAAGGTTGCCAGGATGATCGGTTCCGCCCAGTCTGCGCATCAGAATGTGGGCTCGCTCGATCCGTGATCCGGCATGCCCACACTCCCAGCAGACGTGATCGGCTGGCAATGGTTGGTTGCGAATCTCCTGGTACTTTCCACGCCACTCATCTTGGATCGCCGTGATGCTTGGCATCTTGCGCGGACGGTCTTGGGTGTACTCCATGACGAAGTGACGATGCACCTCGCTGATGATGCGTTCGGATGTGCTTACATTGGGAACGAACGCTGTGTTACGCTCGGTCATGGCTTGGCTCCTCAGGGGTTCACGTCGGGAATGGGCTCGCCGGCCACGGCGCGGAGCTTGGCCGAGCT